AGGATTTATCTGGACGAGGATCTATCTTTGCCGTCACATCCTTACCAAGAGCCATCACAACACCTTCACGCGCATACGCATAGCATAGTCGTGATGTACCATCGTCTTTTAAACGATTGGATGTAATGAATTTAAATCCCATAAATGAATCAACAGTTCCATTTACAAGCGCTTTTACAGAATTAAAGTCTGCGCTCGTTACGGATGTTGTGTTGAGTAGATCCTCGATCTGCTCGGGAGATACAACGATATATCTCTCGATTGAGGGATCAACACTGTTTTGATCCATTATCTTTTTAGCACTAATTAGCTTAGCGATTGTCAAACCGGCACTGCCATGCACGATTTTCTGACCACTAGGCAACGCTGTGCTAGTTCCACCGGACACACCAGTTTTAGCTGTACCGCCTAAAGCACCGATGATTTCATCATCCATTGCTCTGCCGATAGCTGCGGCCGCGGCTTTGCCGTATGAAGACTCCGGACTAATAAGTAGCCGAATTTTGTCCTGGTCATCTACAAGATCTGCGTATTCATAGTCAGACATTGTGACCATTCTTCTCGCATGGGGTGTATCCATGATCGGAGTGCTGGCATGCCTCGACGCTCTCTTCTGCGCCACTGCCGAACCGATCTGTTCGAAAAAGGCTTTCTCGCCGTTAACAGTTTCTTGTCGTACAGAATTACGCAGTAATGAACCCATTTGCTGCGATAATAACTGTATGTTTTGAGAAAACTGATTAACGAAAGCCGTAGTGATTTGTGTACTCATAATAAGTACCTCCGTTAATTTAAGTTAAAATTGAAGCTGGGTTGTCTTATAAATAAGGCCCAAATAGATAGTTTAACCTGGAAGGATCCGAAGATTACCCCTCATCAAGTTCTGGATATAGCTGCTCGTTAAGTGCCAAAACACGCTGTACGTAGGTTTCATGCTCTGGATGTTGACTACTCCAATAAGGTGAACCGGTAACCATTAACTCGCGTTTTTCTTTCTCGAGTTCTGCCGGTGTACTAATCTGCTCACTTGTGGGGCCGCCCAGGGCATCTTCGCTTATCTGGTCAGCTATAGTGGCAAACATTCTTATAATCTGTGGGTTATCGCCTAGCAGTGTTCCGTCGGATAGTTCGATGCTCTCCATAATCTCATCGCTGCCTAACAGACTAACAACTGCCGATCTTGCTCTCTCGAGCTTTTGCGGCATTGCGTTGCCCCACTCTTGTTCGAGTTCTGCACGATTTTCGTTAACAATTTGCTGTGCAGAATATTCGTTTTGTGATTGCGCTTGTGTAAAGGTATCCTTTAGAAAATCAACAACCTTGCTTGCCTGGTTAGTACTTAAACCATTGGCCAGCGCTGTTTCCTTAAATGCGCTTTGTTCTTCATCCGTGAATAAATCCGGAAAACTTATTTCATATCCCGATACATCCGCCGGTGATCCGAGCTTTCTATAGACTTCTAGCCGCTCATCATCGGTGGCATGCTTGCCGGGGATTGCTACTTTATCCGCTCCTATCATGCGCTGTGCATGCATATAGGATTTTGCCAGGCCATTAACGTCCTGGAAATTTGCAAATATAGGGTTGCCTTTGAACTCGTCGCCTAGTGTTTCGGTAAACGCGACCGGAGTTTCTTGTGCTACTGTTTCTTGAGATTGAGTATCCTCAATTACCTCTGCTGTTTCATTCACTGTTAAGATCCTTTCTTTCTTCTAACATTCTTAAAATTAAGAGGATTGCATTGCGCTGCCCCTCATAGAACGCACTCTCATGGGGATCCCCTGGAACATGCGTACTCTTGTATAGACCAAGCCTTTTTTTAAGGTCGTCTAAAACTTTTTCGCCATCCTCCGTTGTAAATGTGGCGCGATATATACGTTGTAAATCTTCTATCTCCATCATTCAGCCTGGCCCTGGCTCGCTTGTAAGGCTTGCATAAGCGGTGCTACATTACGCGCTTGCTCGGAGTTTTGCATTTCTTGCTGCGCTTCTTGTTGTGCAGCCGCTGCCTCTTGCTGTTGCTGGCGCATCTCGGCTACTTGCTGATCGGATAGAATGACTTGTGCCGGCAATCCGGTGACTTTAATAATGTATTTTACCAACCCATCATTATCGAGATAGTCGGTGATGCCTGGTATCGCCTCGGCTAAACCGGTCATCAGTTCAATTCCGCGCACTAGATTTTGTAGATCCCCTATCTTTTGGGCCTTTGCCAGCGGTGATACGTACTCAATATCTATATCTTGTCCTTGTAGTTCTTCCGGTGCTGGCGGTAAAACGCCCTGGGTAAGCAGCAATTCAAACGTCCTATCGATAAGAGGCTTGAGTAATTCGGATTGCAATCGACCAAGTACCGGGCCAAGTAAGCGCAAGCGTTCTTCTTGCATCTGTAATGTTTGTGTCGCTGTCATTGTTTTATCAGTTGACGCTAACAGCTGGTCTACATAAAAGATCCGGCGGATCTGATCTTGCCGTCGCTCCTCCTGGTTAAGCTGCAACAAGTTATTAGCATCGGTTTTCAAAGGCTCAATACGATCTCTTGATCCCGATCTATAAAAATTTAACGCTCCTGGTGATGTTCGTACCGGCAAAACATAGCCATCATCGGGAACCATTAGCGGCGGATCCAGCTGCTTTTGTGCTGCACGAATACCAATCTCGGCCATTTTCGACACCATCATCGTATCGGCAAGGCTTGTATGCGCCGGAGAGTGTCCATAAACACTCGAGCTATCCTTAGTAAACCTGGGTGTTGCGATAGGCATACTATCAAAACCGCTCTCTTGCATCATTGTCTTACTGTCGAAACAGTAGTGAATAGACGCAAACGGCTTGTCTTTTGCTGCTTTTGCTAATCCTCCAGCATCTTGTCGTGGATAAATCGCGTTAATTATAGAGAATTTCTCTAATGGTTCGTTCTCGAGCGACTTACGTATTTTCTCTGATAGGTTTTCTTTACCAAACTTTTGCTCTGCTTGCCTGGCGGTCAACTCATACTTACGAAACACAGTGTCAACACGGCCTTCATGGTTCTCGGCAATGTAGATCTCCGCTATATGCCGGGTAGAAAACCGGATATCCTGGCCCATTTCTTTCTCGATCGCCAGCGCTGCCGTTCCAAAAACCACTAGATCATAGTATAATTCGTGTATTTCTTGCTGAAAGTTCGATCTTTCTAGCTCCTGGTACATAATATCGGTGCATGTTTCTAACCATTCGTTCAACGCATCGACGGCCTGGAACTCTCTGTTTCTATACCGCATAGAAAACCACGGCACACTCGGACTTGTTAGTGTGCCATGTAAGTTCGCTGCTAGCAATTCGACCGCATGTTGCGCGGTGGAGTCGAATATTCGTTGGTCTTTTCTCTCGCCCGGTGTGCGTTTATTAATGATATCCGCTTTCCTGGGTAAGAAAAAGTCGGCTACTTCTTGCCATCTATTCTCGATGTTGCTGCGCTGTGTTGCTAGTGTTTCATAGCGTTTGTGCAGCATCTGTACTAATTTCGATGGTTCCATATCTAACTCTTTTTATTGCGCCTAGCAAAGTTTCGTGCAGCCTCGACGCTGCCAAATCCCCAGGCTTTTAGCGCTAGTGCCTTGCGCGTTGGTTCGCCGTTTGGCTTCTTCATAGCGCCACGCATGCCGGCAAATCTGGCGGCAAAACTAACACGACGGCCATCATTTCCACTTTTCTGCGGACTCTTAAGATTGCTGCCCTCAGTACGTTTAAAGAACTTACGACCAGCCGCGTTTAATCCGCCTTTTGGATTCTGGTATTTCTTGGCGACCATTAGGCTTTGCTTTTGTTTTTCTTACTATTTGGAAAGCCAGCTTGCATATTCTTGTATGCTTTTGACGTTATGGTAGACTCGCTTTTTGGCCTGGACGAACCAGCTTTCTTGCGTTTATTTATGTTGTAATACAAACCCTTTTTCGCAGCCATTAGTACCCTCCGGTCATTAGTGTTTTACGTTTCATTTTTCTAGGCTTTCCGCCCTTTGCACGACCCTCGAACCGCTGCATCATGCGCTCCAATGGGTTAATATCCATTGCCATTGAGATGCCGGTCTTTCCTTGTGGTGATAAACGGCCCATCATACCGGCGACATTCTTGGTTTTCTTTACTCTCAATTAATTAAACCTTTAAGTTTGCGCCTATCGCGTGTCGGTGCATCCGTTAATAGACCTTGTGACGATGTTAATATCGTTCCTTTTCTGCCTTTTTTTCCAGTAGCCATTGCCTCATCTTCAAGATCACCGCTGCTCGATGGATCTTCTGCCACTGTTTTTGGTGCAACCGGTGGGTTTAATTCTGCTTTTGTGCCGCTTGCAGCACCAGATCCGCCACCACTTCTGCCACTTGTTACTATTGATCCGGTACTTTTTTCCTCATAGCCTCTTGTTTCTCTGACCGATCGCCCGGTAGTTGGATCGGTACGCTCTCCACCTGGATCACGCATATCAGCCATTGACTCCATAGCTGCTTTGTTTGCTGCTACACCCTCGGCAAAATAATCTCTGTTTGGATCCGGTGATCGCCCTGGGCCAAGA